GCTGCTGTAGCCATTGCAGCTCTACCAAAATTTCTAATTCCCTCATCGCCTTCTTTCATTTCTCTTTTACTGTTATCAAAAGGGTTGTAGAACTGACTCAGATTTCTTCCATAGCCATAAATATTCCGTCCAACACCACCAAAGAAATTACCAACAGACGATAGGCCACCACTAAGTCGACCTCCTATAGTTTTACTGTCAGCCTCCATCTTTTTTCTTGCTTCGGAAGGACTTAATCCTTGTTTTAGATATTTGTCAAAATCACTCATACCTCCACTAGCAAGATATGTAGGACTTATTATTCCACCACCGCTTTTATTAATAGCTTGTAGCAATCCTTTGTTTTGTTTAGTAGATCTAGCATTAACAACAAATTCACCAGGACTCAGCATAGCCGGTATGGTATCTGTACCTTTAGGCTCATAATTAACATATTGTCCTTTACTAGCATAAACAGGACCACCTGCAGATCTCCGCATAGCACCCCTAGCACCCCTAATACCACCAAGTAACTGCAGTCCACCAAGGATACCATCAGTAACCGATCCAATAGCTCTACCAAGTCTAGCAGTCTCACTCATGTATTCTTTATTTGCCGCTGCTATACTAGCATTATAGTCTACAGTAGCATCCGTAAAGTCTGCCAATGCTTGGAGTTGCTGCTTCTCTGTTCCGGCTGAATTAAAATCTTCACGAGCCTGTGAACGTCTAACATCAGCTTTGCCACCCTCTGCTCTAAACTCTCTTTCTCGTGCTTGCGATCCTCCTGCAATAAATCCTGACACTGCGCCAGATACAGCGGCTCCACCAGCTATTAGTGCAGTACTCTTTCGTCCAAAGCCAGCTTGCTGGGCTGCAATAGAAGCACTTAAACCTTTTGATGTAGCTCCTTCCAAACCTTTCCGAAAGCCCATAAACTCTTCGCTAGTTGCTAAAGTTGTACCGTTTAGCTGATCAAAACTAGCTACCATGTTGTCTATTTGCGGAGTCAAAGCAGCAAGACCAGCACTAAAAGTACCAACAAAACTTCCTGTAAACTTACTTGCTTCATCAATACGAAGACCGAATCTTTGAGTTTGTATACTAGCAACTCTAAGGTTATCAGATACTTTTTTGCTAGTTTTAGATACTCCTCTTTGTAAACTTAAGCCAAATCTTCTTACTTGTATAGAAGTAGCTTTAAGCTGTTTAGCTATATTTTGATCAGAAAATGCCTCGCTAAGTCTATCAGCCATACCTCCATTACTAAAATGCTGAACTCCATTTTTAACAACACCACCCTGAGCATAACCATTAATTTTCTTAAGATTTCCATAACCAAATGCTTGGGCAGACTTCTTGTTTATGACGTATTCGCCGGGAGTAAGCATAGCAGGAACAGTATCAGATACCGATCCTCCTTTAGCATAATTTTCATGTTTACCAGTTAGTAGTCCTGCTTCACCTAATTCTTTTAAAAGACTAGGAGCAACGAACATAGGTCTGCCATATTTATCATACTTGTTAGCACCCCTAAAGCTATCTTCAAGATTATCCCTATTGTCTTCAGCCCAATCTTCAGTAATGGCTTGAGCTGCTTGAGCTTTCTTTTTTTCGCTTGCTTTTCTAGAGTTCATTTCATAAGTATCACCACCCATGAGCCTACTGCTAGTGTAGTAAGGTTTCGAAGCTGGAGTGAAGTTAACTCCTAAACTATCACCATCAATAGTCTTTTCATACTCTACATCTACAACATTACCACCCTTACCATATTTATTGATCTTAGCAAGATTGTCTCTACCGAATGCTTGTACAGCGCTTTTACGAATTACAAACTCTCCTGGCTGTAACATTGCCGGAACAGTATCTCTATTGCCTGTGCCGGGAACATCTCCACCCCTAGCAAACTTTAACCCAGTTAGGTTACTAGGCAATCCACCACTACTACTCTTACCCACTAAATTATTTATAGCTGTAGTTAATTGCTGTATTGCTGAAGTGCTTGAGGTTAAAGCTGTAGTGTTTGCCTGTACTGCACCACCAGCGCCACCTCCACCACCAGATGGAGCACCTCCGCCACCACCACCAAGAGCACCAGCTAGTCCACCACCACCCCCAAGACCTCCCTTAAACCCACTCATAAATTCAGTAATAAACTTAAAACCTTTTGCTGCAGTAAGTGCGGTAATCAAAGGCAGTATTGGCTTTAAAGCTCCGGCTACACTAATAAAGGAATTGGCTAATCCCAGTACAAGTTTAGTGATGGTTTGAAAAGTAGCACTCTGTCCAATATCTCTAATTAGATTGTTGAATTCTTCACGAGTTTTTTGAAATTGTACTGCAAGAGCTGCCTGTGCCGTTACAGCATCTTTGGTTAATGATCCTGAACCTCTTTGTGCGACGGCCAATGCTTCTTGTGCAGTTGCGAACTCTTGAATCAAAGGAATAACTTTACCAATTTGTCTAAAGCCACCAAGTTCTTCTACAATTTTTGTAAACCGAACATCTCTAGGATCAAGCCCCTGCAAAGCATCACTAAGTCTTCTAACGGCTTCAAATGGACCAACAAACTTACCCTCTACATCTTGCAGCTCCACACCGAACTCTTTTAAGAACTTTATTGTGCTGCCACGTTGAATTCTAGTAAAAATAGTTCGCAAACCAGTAGCAATAGTTTCTGCACTTTCACGACTAGTAGCCCTAACACTAGTAAAAACAGCAACAAATTCTTGCAATGCTTCTGTACCAGTACTAACCCCTTTGCTAGCAGCAGCAAACACACCACCAGCCCTAGATATGGCCGTAATAATATCGCTAGATTCAACAGCAAATTCACCAGCTACAGCATTGATAGATCCAAGAGCACCCTCTAAATCTTGCACACTAACTTTGAACTGACGCATAAGAGCAATACTGCCCTCTGTTGTATTGTTTATATTGGTAAATGTAGCAGCTAATGATGTTTTGGCCAATGCTTCTAAAGCAACCTTCGCCTGATTTGCACTTAAGCCTGCTTGTGCTAAAGTAACAGAAACTTCAGCCAAATCAGTAGAAGCAACACCAAACTTAGCGGCTAAACTTCCTATCTCGTTTGACAATGCTTTTATGTCCGCAGCAGTACCACCAGTAACTTGAGCAACTCTTACTAGCTGTCTATCAAAAGCAATAAAGGTTTTAAAACTATCACTAACAGCACTACTAAATCTATTTATAACAGAAGTAACAACACTAAAAGCAGCAAAACGTTTAACGGCCAATGCGGACTGTTTACCAAACTCTTCTACAGCAGTAGTGGCTTGTTGAACACTTTGAGCACTATTCTGTATATTTTTGCCTGTAGATGCTGCTGTCTTATTAAAAGTTTTAGCTGTAGAATTAGCACTATTAAATCCGCTATTTAAGCTTTTCAGAGCAGCACCTAGAGTGGTAACATTACCTTGAGCATTTTTAGCGGCAGCAGCTAAAGAGTTCAGCTGTTTGTTAATTCCAGCAATATTCTTGGCTGTAGTCCCTTTAATGTTAAGGTCTACATTTGCTTTAATGGTTCCAAGCTGTCTTCTAATATCTGCAACTACTTTTTTTACATTAGAAGGGCCTTGCAAGTTAAGCTGTGCTGTAAGATTAAAAGGCTGTGCCATATTTTAAACTCCAAAAAAATAGCCCAATGATATTACACAAAGGGCTATGTTAAAGTTATGAATAGATAAAAATCGACTATGAAGACTCAATATCTTTTTTTGCTTTTGCTCTGGTCTTCGGTTTAGGTTTAGGTTTTTCTTCATCTTTGTCTTCATCTTCTATAATGGGTTTTCCACTATCGTCTAAAAATGGAGAGAACTCAAATTTATAATTTTCGTCATCATCTAATGGATTGCCCTCAATATCTACACGATTACCCTTATCATCAATGAATCTACCATACTCATCAATAAGTCTACCTTCATTATCAACAAGCTTACCGTCACTATTGATAGGTCGGAGGTTTTCATCTACAAACTTATATTTATGTAAAAATTGATTTTCTGGTAAATTTTTCTCAAAATCATCATCTAAACCATAAAGCATATTGGCTAACTTTTGAGCGCCAATAATACCTGCTGGTTCAATAGCCCTTTTGTTGTAATCCTCATATCCTTCAAAATAAGGCTTATTAGTATCTTTATACACCACACAACAAGATACTAAGAAATTAAATTTAGCGTTATCAGCCTGACCTTCTGCAGTATGTGAGTCTAGTGTTGTCCTTTCAGATATTAAATTTTTTAAATCCTCTCTTAATTGCTGCATCTTAAGTGCGCATTCTTTAGCTTTTTGCAAAGAAATACCGCCTTTTGCCAGTATTCTTTCATTTTCTAGCACACCTTTTTGTATATCTTGATACTCTTGTTCTTTCTTATCATCCCATAACTTTTGCTCTTTCATTACGTCATCTAACCTAGCTCTAACTATAGAGCCAGAGTTTAGTGCATCAGAAAAAGCTCTATTATAAATTTTTTGGCTTTCTCTTTGATTTTTAGGTGAAGGTGATTTGACTGTTAATTCAATCTCTTCCTTGCCTTTAGTTATCTTAAAATCATTATCATCCATCTTGGTCGCTCCTTTTGTCTTTCATAATAAAATTATATTCGTACTTAGTTTCACTAATATCAAGTATTTCGTATATCTCGTCCAATCCTTTCCTAATGTTATAATTACCATGATTAAGCATTTCATTCCTTAGCTCATCCCACAAAACTCTAAACTCTTCTTCTCTTTCCGTAGGATTTTCTTTACCGTGTGCCCACAAATAGCCAAAATATTCTTCTACCCTAGCTATACTACCTATCATAATAGTCTTAAATCTAGTTTCTGCTTTACGAAGCAGGTCTCTCTGATATTTTTTATTCACGTGTATTCTCTCTTACTATAACGTCTTTCATTCCAGGAATATCCTGCCATTTAGTCTCACCTTTTGTATTTTCTGCATGCTCTATGGTTTTTCTGATTTGTGTCTTAGTTAATGGATCGTTTAAGTCCATTACAGATTTTATCTCCTCTGCACTACTAGCCATAACGAAAATCTCTCCAGCATTTTTATCTTTAATATTGTTTTCTACAGCCTTCTGCTTTTGTTGTTTTTCGAATTTATCATTTTGAAATAGTACCCAACCGTCTAGAGCATCGGAATCTTGCAATATCTCCTCGCTTGGACATTCAGGGTGCTGTCTAATATTGTCCAACATCATACTAGCACCGATAACCATTCTTTGTTCAATATTACAATCTTTTATAGGTTTATCGAAAACACTAGTCTTAGCACTTTCCCATAAGCTTTTCCAAGAATCATCATGAGTTATACTTCTAATATCCTGAATATTTAATTCTGTTATAAGATTTGAAAGCCTTTGTAAATAATACAAATGTTGTTCTTTGTGAGTCTTAAAAAACAGCTTATCTTTTAAATACACCGTATTTTTAATAATATAATGATTTTTTAACACATTTGCATATGACTGCTTTGTATGATCAAAATATGTATATCTTTTATTATGCAGTATACTTATTCTGGATTCAGTCTCTTTGATCTTTTCTTTAATTAATTTTCTAGTATCAATCAAATTAAAGTTTTTAAATAACTCTGTTTTCAATACACCCATGTCTAAAAGCAATACATCAAGTTCTTTTTGTAGATCGTTATACCATATTTTATTTATAGACAAAATAAACATACGCTTATCTTCATCTAGCCAATCTTGAGTATCGTCAAATTTTAGATCTTCTATAACTCTATTATGGTATAGTTCTGCTTTGTTTTCTACATATACTGTTGGTGGCTTAATCTTGAGTTTAAAATCTTTAACCTTAACAAAATAGTAGCCTTTGAGCAGTCTCGACAGAAGTCTATTTTTATCCATGTATAATTCCTGAATTATAACACACAAAATCGTATGTTAGTGTGGCATGTCCGCCACCAGCATCACCACCCCCATAATCTATACTTTGCAATATACAATTACTTAAACTAACACCAAAGTTACTGCACGTAGAAATATTAAGTCCGGTCATTTGAGGAAAATCTGGCGGCATCTCATCGCATGTGGTGGTATTAGTCCCAGTTGGTTCTGCAAACATATAATTATCAAACCTGTTTGTGTTCTGATATATCGCAGTAACGGAGACTGTGGAAGCTATTGGAAAAGTAGCATATCGATACGTTTTAGAATGCCTACTAAGAGCAGTCCCAAATTCATCAACAGTTTGTATATTAAACGGAATAGAAATGGTTAAGTCTTGTATAGCGCCAGAAGGAACTTTATTTGAAAAATTAAAAGAAGATATGTCCTGCCTTTGTATTGGATTACCCTTAATATTCTTATTGAAATCCATGTTTTTTGATGGACATCCACTGGCAGGATTAAATTCTTTGTTGTACGCTATGATTTCAGTATTTTCTGTAAGAAATCCATCTACACTAATATTGTAAGACAAACTATTTATACTAGAGTCTTTAAAAGAAATAACTCTTGTATTGTCGCTAAGTTGTGATACTCCATCAGTTGTACGTTCACTTACTCCTGGTTGTGTGTCGTCTGAAACAAATAAACACAACCGCCTACTGTGATTCTCAGATATTGACCCTAAATCCCCGCTATCAATACCTCCATATATACCAGTGCCTTGCGGCACACCAGTACCGGGACTTGCTATAATCCTGCTAATAGTAATAGTAGTACGAGGTGTATCAACAGCTACTCCGCTGATATGGAGAGAGCCCCAGTTTTCTACAACATTAGTATTTTGTTCTGTTCTTACAGAAACACTTTGTACGCCATACAGGGGCTTGCCATCAAGCATTAGCCCCTGACAGGCATAAAACACTCTTTTGTTTCCCATCAAAAAATCCTATTAATTATTTAAACACTAGCCAGCATGACTAGCACTACTAGCAACTGTAAAGCTGTTGTATACAACGTATGAAAATGTCAGATTGGCATTTCCACCACCAGTATCGCCACCACCGAATGCAACGCTAGTTAAAGTAGCATCACCCAAAGTGAATGTGTAAGTTCCGCTTCCTTCAGAGTCGCAAAATTGCAAAGTGCAATCTTCTTTAGGAAGATTAAGACCTGAGCAACTTGCATCAGGTACATCAACACCAATAGTATCAAGACCATCAGCAATAACTTCAATATCTAAGCTAATTTCAAGAGGGAAATTAACATATCTATGGAACTCTTTGAATTTACCCAGTTTGTACATAGATTCACGACCAAGGTCAGCACTGATGCTAATACTTTGAATATTTTTTCCAGTTACCTGACTTGGAAGTGTGCTTGTACTTTGATTAAAGTTCTGTCTTCTAAGAACAGTTTGTCTTTCCGCATTTCCATCACCAGGAGTGGTAACAGTACCAGTTCCAATGGTTTTACTCAAACCAACAAATGTTACTTCTTCTGAAAAGTCTCCGTCAACAGCAAAGTTGTAACTTAAGCTCTGTAAATATATAGGGTCACAAGTAATTTTAGGAATACTAGTAAGATTGTCACCAACCTTATTTACCGTATCAGAACCAACACAAAATTCTACTTTACTAACATTAGAAGATGTAGCTATAAGACTACCACTACCACAAGCTAGGTTGTAGATAGTAGGATTTCCATCCAAAGACTTACTAATAGATACTTCTACACTAGGATCACCAACAACATTATCATAAATTGCAAGCTGACCCAGTTGGAAAACCTGTTCTAGATTAAAATTTGTATTCATTGTTACGCTTTGGGCGCCAGTAACTGTTGTCGGGCTTGTAACCCCAGACTGAGCAACGGCCACGCCTTGAGAAGCGTAAAACACTCTTTTATTTGCCATAATATTCTCCGATTATTCTGTTGTTGGACGGTAGACTTGAACTATTATACACCATTTTTTTTAAACTATTATAATTTCAGCAGTTACTCTGATATTTGCCTCATAAAGATCAACATTAAACGATTCTACTTCTGAAATAACCATATTTTTTAATCTACATGTATTCCAATGATATGTGCTAGAAAGCTTACATAAAGCATCATATTGAAGTCTATTGGGATTAAGTGTCCCATCAAAATTTAACCAGTATTTGCCATCTTTAACCACTTTATCCATATCGTAAAAAGATAGTACTTTATCTTCTTGCAATCTTAGGATATCGATAATATTGTTTCTATCCGTATAATTATTAGCTATAATATGGAACAAAAAGTCTTGAGAAATCCTTTGAGATTTATCTCCCATTTGAAATGGATCCGATGTACCTCTAGCAACAGTCTCTATGACTACAGCTGGCATCTGTACTCTTTGATGTGCAGGAATAGTAAAATCACCCTTATCTTTAGTTTTTTGATGAGCTTCATTATTATTTGGGTTATACTGTAATTCTTGCCACCATTTTGCGTCTGCAAAGTTGTATATCTGAACCCACCTATAAGAATGACTCATTTCTATATTTAGATTGGAAGACTGTCTGTTATTAAATATAATTCTACTATTTTTATAATCTATAGTATAAGCGTAAGTTCCTGAGGTGGTGGTGTCGTAAAAAGTATTATTGATATATATTCCGCTAATAGGAATAGGTTGATGTTTATTTACATCCAAACCTGTTTCATACACCCAATCTTTTCTTGCTGGTTGCCAAACCCTACCATCTTTAAAATTAGCATCTTTGACTGTATATAATTTATATAAACCATTCTCGTGAATATTTTTAACAGGTCTGTGTATATTTACAAAACCTCCAGTATTAAGAAATCCCCAATCTAGAAAAGACTTCATGTTTGTTTCTAGCTGATTGATTAGGAGATTATTTCCTATATTATCTACGCCGTAAAATGTACTCATAATTTAACCGCTTTTTTAATAGCATCATCTATTTTTGTTTCAACACTATCTAATACACGAGTTACCCAATTATTTTTAGAACTACCAGAAAATTGACTAGGGACTTTCCATTTACCTCCTACAACCTTCTTCATAACAGCTCCACCGGTTCTAGAATTGCGACCAGAACCCAAAAATATCTCATAGTCTTTGATTATAGTTTTGTCACCCATAAGCAATAACCACTCTAACCAAGCTAAGGACTGCCCCTTTTTTGTCTCTTGTCTACTGGCGTCTAATGCAAGAACATCACTATAATTACTATTAATCATAGCTATAACTAATTTCCCGTGAATCTGATTTGCTTTAATTTTTGGAGAATCAAAACTAACTACCACATTATCCCAAACTGCTAATATTTGATTAACTTTAGCTGCAGGATCAACTAATCCAAACTCATATCTTAGCTGCCCAGACAAAAGAGATCTATATTCTGGACTATTTAAAAATGCCTGTTTAACTATATCTCTAATTTTAGGTTCCAGTTTTTTAGAAACTTGACCCATATAATTTTTAGTGTCTGATAGCAAGCTTTTTAATATAGCTGTAGTTATCTTGTTGTCTGACTCCAATAAGTTTACTGTAAATTGCACTAAGCACTCCTTTGCCAATTAGTAAAAATATATTTATTTTCTCCTAATCCCACTGGTTGTGGTTCTGAAACTCTAGTAAACTTGTTTTGTGTGTAGGGAGTAACCGATGTGTCTACAAGTATGTAATCTGCTGTACTTAATGTTGTATACATAGTGATAGGAGTTATAGTCTGCATATCTCCTTGAGGCACATTAACATTACCAAAATTAATAAATTTTTTATTATCAAAAATTACCACTATGTCTTGTGACTCGGTAGTAGTAACCGGAAAAGAACCTACTCCATTACAAACAGGACATATATGGCCTTCAGGAAACCAAATATATTCTCCGGAAGCAACTTCTTCTGAAACTGGAGCAGGAAAGTAATCTTCTCCAGAACAGTGTGTATTGTATGTTTCTCTAAACGAACTGAGCACACGACCGTCGCAATGAGTATCAATAAAAGCGTCTATAGCATCCGTTCTATTGAAACACGTATCATGAGCAAAACCGCATAACAGCTCCTCGTGCTGCCAAATAGAGTCAGTGTTTCTTACACTAACATTTAAACCATTAAAACTAGACACTAAACCACTAAATGTAGCGGCTACGTCATTAGGCACCAGGCTATTAGAGCTATCTCTAAGTATATGTGCGGTATTACTATTATAAAAAATGCCACTAGCAGTAGAACTTACTCCACTACTAATAATGTTCTGTAATATCTGATAAGAGTTTTCAGCAGAAGCTGGGTTACCACTATCTCTGACTAAAAGCTTACCAATACTTTCTCTTGAAGAAAAAGTGAGACCGTCGTCAAAAAAACCGCTAGGATATAAGGTTTGAAAGCCTAAAGGATGTTCTACATCTAAAAAGAACACCAAGCTACTAGGAAATGCTTCCCTAAAGAGAGTCATCCCACTCATCTGAATTTCTTGATTTCCACTGCTGTAATAATTACTGTTTTCGTCTATATAAAATATAAACATGTCTTCTGGTACACCTCCAGAAGCTTTGATCTCAAGGTCAGGAGCTAATGTAGGCTGAGAATACCTGCTGGTAGATCTTCCCGTAATAGGATTTACTACACAGTTTGGACATCCTGACCCACTAGGATCTTCGTGTACAACATTACAAGGCACAGCCAATCCTTTAGAAGACAGTAAGTCATCTATAGCATTATTATATAAATTTTTAACAGCAGTTAGGTCTATCATGAAAAGAAGTCTCTAGATCTTCCGTGTTCTCTATTTAAATATCTGGCATCAAAATTGTTGCCTACAAATGGTCCAAGAACAGCCTTGATACCATTAGCATTACCTATTTCATATTCCATTCTTAGTTTTTCATACATGGCGCAAGGGCCGACATCAAGAATTTCTTTATAGCCTTTTAGGTTCCCTGCGACAGCAACACTAGCAGCACCCACACCTGCTCTAATACCCTCTCCAGCAGCTTTGGTTCTAAATGTGCTTTGATCTAAAATGCATGCTGCCTTTAGAGCTACAAAAGCAATAAATGTTTCATCTCTATTAGGCGCAGAAGGATCTGGGCTAATGTCAAGATTTACAATATCGCAATTATACTTAATGTTTAAATTTATTTCTCTAGTTACATATTGTCCAGCAACAATAATAACCTGCTGCAACCTATCGTCACTGTAGGTAGGATTATCAGATAAATCGTTTATCCAAGTTCTTACGATAAGGGGTATTTCTAATATCCATTGTGTAGACATAATATAATTTCTCGTGTTTAAGGAGTGGAAGTAACAGTAATCGTGCCGCCAGCAGAAGATACTCCTAGCGAATCTTTCCATCGATAAAAAAATGTTCCAGTATTACCTACTCCTGGATTCCATTTAATTACACCGCTATTTTCTGGATTATTAACAACACTACCAACACTAAGACTTTGATAAGGATGCGAACTAGCATTAGAAGTTAAAATTAAATTTGCGACTTCACCAGCATTACTAAATGTTTTTGGCAGAACTAAAATAGATAATAAGTCCGTATCATAAATATTTATTGTAGGATTTGTGTCTGGTAAAGCTGTATCTGATCTGTCTAAATTATCGTCTGTAGTAGTTTGGCTATTGTCGTATGATAATGACCACGAAGTAACACTATTTGGAGAACCTAAAGGGGTGGCCGTTAATGATATTGTATCACCAATAGTAGGCTTATTGGTTTTTATAACCTTAAACTTACTATTTTTTTTGATAATCTTCACTATAGTACCAGACTCTCTGATATCAGTAGTGTTACCGCTAGGTGATGGAAAGTAAAAATCTGCCATGGTATCTCCGTAATCTATATAATTATATATACACTATTAAGCATGTTTCTTCTTTAAGTTTTATGGTTATTATCTTTAACTGATTTAAGAGACAAATAAAAGTCTGATGTTTTATCTAAAGATCCTGTATCAATAGCGTGCCATAGCATATCTAATTGATCTCCTATTTCTGGGTATTGTTCTCTTCTATTGTGCTGGTATTCTATAGCGTCTTCTATAGATTGTAGTCTTTCTATTTCATTTTGAATGTCTTGTCTGGACGGAACAGTTACGCCTCCGTCTTGGATTTCAATTTTGTCAAAGTCATTGTCTTCAACAGAAAATCTGACGTTTGGTATTAACGACATTAGTGCATCATGTATTTCTATAGTTTTTTTCATACTACTAAAATCTCCGTTAATATGGCTTGCGATACTCCATTCTCATAGTTTGCAGCTCCAGTGGAATTTTTTGTTCTATTTAAAGATATTGATGTCGCTGCAACACCAGCTGATTGAATCATAAAATGATATTCTACTGTCGAGGTAGTATTTGGACTGTCAATACAAATATAATGATTGGTCCATCCAGTAGAGGCGTTATTGGCATCATAGTTTACAAGTCCCCACCCTGACCAATAGTTAGCATCATCATTTCTTACAACCTCAGTCTCTGCACCTCCATCAATACTTCTAGAAACTCTAAATACCATATCGTTATGAAATTCACCTGAAATATTTAAGTCAACTCTAATTTTACTATTGGATGCGGTAGGAGTTATGGATGTGTCTAAAACTGTCATATATGTTCCAACATTCCCACCACCTAGAACAGAATATGTTGTCTTACCAGTATAAACAGTGGTTACTACTTGTCCAAGGAACTCTTTGCCTGTGCGGATTGCGTTGTCGTATGTTTTTGTCATAGTATTTCTCCGCCTATATTAAGTAAACACAACAAGGTGTATCTTGCAGTTTTGTCTGTAGTTAGAATTAGTAACATTAATACAAACTATATCCACATAGTTGACATTATTTACTGCTCCACCCACAGACGAATTTGCCCCAACGAAAGGAACGACATGCTGTCCATTTACTTGTCCATTACTTGAAATAACAGAACAATAATTTGCATTGGGTGGGGCAACTGTAAAATTAGCTTTATAGTTACCTGTTCCATCGTCTGTAATACTATCAATATTATAAGACTCTAATATCATACTTGCTGCTGATTGATTTCCATCAAATTTAACCCAAGCAAAAGCTACTCTGTTTTTTAAATTTTCAGATTCAGTTGCACTAGTAGATAGCTTGGCTGAAGTAATAGAGCCATCTACAATTTCATTAGTATTAACCGCACTAAGCCCAGAGTTGGAAGTGTTGCGAATAGAGAACTCAATGATGTCACCAGCGCTAGCGCCCTGCGTTAATGTTATGCCACTAGTTCCGTTTAGGGTATAATCTGAACTCTGAATAAGCCTAACTCCATTAAGATAAGTCTCAAGGCTAGAGCCACTAAATCCACCAGTAACAGTAACCGACGTTTGGTCTGCTGTTAGGATTGAAGTCTGTCTTGAAGTTTGTCTACTTATATCTCTGGCTACACTCATGTTATATCTCCGCTAGTTCTTCTACGGTTGTTGCGTCTTTAACCAGTTTTCTTCTAGCTGCATCTGCTCCACTTAGCGAAGCTCTTGCAGCACCATACGCTAACATTATTGGTGTCATTTCAGCCACGCTTAATGAGTGAGGTTCACCATTAGTATCTAAAATAGTTACAGGGTCTGTAGAACCAAGGGCGGCAGCTTCTTTGGCGAGAGAATATGCTCCATTTAGCAATGCTACATCATCTGTGGTAATGCCAAGACTCCACCCTTCTGGTGTTTCAAAACCAGTATTAAGTATTGCTTTCCAATCCTCGTCTATCTCTGTAAGCTTATCTAACTTAGCTTGATCTAGTTCTGTTATATACATAATTTCAGAAACAGGATCTACAACTTTTAATTCATCCGGCGTTGTGGCATCTATAATCCTAGAATCTTCTGGAGCATCACGAAGCTGTTGCTTCTTTGTTTCTATGTGGCTTTTTAGTGTTACATTCTGAGCCTCTGTAGCTTTAAGGTAGTCCACATCTAAAGATTCAAAATAAGGCTGTCTGTCTGCACGAATTTTATCTTTCCAGATGTTCTTTGCTTTGTCCATATTAACATTTATATTCATATTATCCTCCGTAGCCTAATCTAAAGAACTCGTCAGCCCCTATACCAAAACCTTCAGGCTCAGTAAAGTCAGCTTCCCAAGCATCACGAAAAGTTCTATCTGTAGGAACGTCTGTATGTTCTATAATTCTATAAGGTTTACCTTTAGGAACATCCTTAAGGGCAATTTCCTCTGTTGTATATTTTGTATTTGGAGATGGATGGATTACAGCCACTCCGTCATCATCATTTGGATAAATTATTAATTTCATTTTTAATCTCCGAAAACTATAAAACTTACTTGTAAATCAGTTGTTGCATTATTATATTTGCTAACAACTAAGTAAAAATAGCTAGAGGTATGACTTCTAGTAACGGCTGTCCATGTATTGGTTAACCCATCAATTTCTCTAGGTGAACACACAACTGTATAATTAGCATCTGACATAGGAGTTTCAAAATTAACTCCACAACTGCCAGCCTGTTCATCATCATAACTACTAATATTTAGATCTGCTCCAATTCCAATAGGAATTCCCCCAACGCCTCCGTTTAGATCAACACTTCCAAAAACTTTTGCTAGTCTTAGGTTTTCACTTGTTTCTCTTGCTCTTGTCATCTTGTATACCTCACTATTACTATACCGGAACCGCCAGCTGCACCGCTGTAGGCAGAAGATCCACCACCCCCACCACCAGTGTTAGCAGTTCCAGCCGCACCTAAATATGGAGAAACATTATCAGCACCACCATTACCACCACCGCCCTGACCACCTAGACCTCTACCAGCAGTGGTGTAACCACCTTCACCCGGACCTCTACCAGAACCACCACCGCCACCGCCACCATAATATGTAGCTGTGCCGCTTATACTATATTGAACACCATCGCCACCATCTGGACGAGTAGTAGAACCTGAACCTCCAGTTCCAGCTCCACCAGCGCCTCCACCGCCACCTGTATTTCTAGGATCGTTGCCACCGTTTGCAGTTCTACCTCCAGAATTACCCTGTCCTACAGTTCCCGCACCAGCAGTTGGATGATTGCTATTATCATTGTAAGCAGTACCTCCTCCTGATCCTCCAGACCCACCATTTCTACCGCCGGAGGATGTAAATCTACCAGTTCCTCCTTTACCCCCACCAACAGCAGTTATAGATAAAGATGGACCTATGAAAGAAGAAGATCCTCCCTGTGTAGCGCTAGCAGTATTATTTATAGCACCTGCTCCTCCAGCTCCTACTGTAACATTATATGTTCCTCCACTAATCGTTTGGCTAGTTTGATATACAACACCACCTCCACCACCGCCACCTCCTCTATTCTCACCGCTACCTCCACCACCAGCAACAACTAATATATCTATACCTCTAGTACCAATAACGGTAAATGTTCCACTAGACGTAAACGTATGAATATTGTCACTACCATCAGTAGTTAACGTTCCTCCCGTAGCTGTAAAGTCTTGTTTTTTGCTAATTAATGTTTTTTTAGGAATAAAAATCATACATGATACTCCTGTTGTGTGCTACCATACCAATTTGTTCCATCAGAGTAAAATGTAAGAATATCCATTCTGTTAGCGTCAGTAGTAATTGTAGGCGCAACATTACTAGGGAATTTAACGCCAGTAAACGTAGAGGTGAAACTTCCAGCTCCTGTCTTAAGAAACATGGTAAAACTTCTACCAGCGTCTGCTGTGGGCATCGTAAACGTACAATTACCTGTTAATGTATATGTTTGTAAAGTACTATCACTAATGTCTATAGTTTGTGCAATACCTGTGTTACCATTATCTGTATGTGTTTCTTTATAACCCTTAACTATAAGGTCTGCATTAACGGTCAAGTTCCCCGTCATTGTATCACCAGTTTTTTGCAGATTAGAGCTGGCTACCGTAGCTCCATAAGCTATATACTCAACAATGTCTCCAGAGGTTGCGACAGAATCTAAGGTGAACTGAGAAGTGCTAGTAACATCATAATCCTCGCCGTCTATTAACTTAACACCATTTAAAAATACAGCTAAATTAGAACTAGTAAATGTGTCGACTGTGTTAAATACGTCTTGATTGCTTGTAACAGTTATAGTACCCAAAGAGGTATTACCCACTGCATTTGTAGAAGTGTTAAGACCTAAATATTCTATCAAATCTCCACTAGTAGCTGGGTTGGTTAAGTTAAATGATGTACCATTTGTAGCAGTGTAGTCATAAGAAGCTCCTTCAAATAACTTAACACCATTTTGATAAACATCAAGGGTACCAACACTATAACCTTCTGAAACATCAAAAATTCCTGTAGTAGCAGTTACGACCTCAGATCCTCTTACTAAATTACCAGAACCACCAGCCCCTCCTGAATTATTATCAACGTAAGCTTTTACAGATTGTTGTGTAGGTATTTTACTATTAGAATCAGATGCCATATCATCTTCATCTATAACAAAACTCATACTACTAGTAGAACTATCGCTATTCATTACAGCGCCAGCATCGTCTACATTTGTGGCATCGGTGACATCAGCACCAGATTCAATACCGTTTAACTTACCTAACAAAGTATCAGTAAATGCATTAGTGTTACTTTCAGCTTCATATAACGATTTTATTTCTGATCCTGTTTGATCAGCTGTTGCACCAGATTCAATAGCATTCAACTTATTTAACAAAGCTGTTGTAAAATTATTATCGCTTTGAGTCGCAACGGCAAAATTTAATTTACCGTTTCCAGTTCCATTGTCGTCATAAGTAACCGTAATACCTGTTTCAGTATTACCACTAACCATGATGCCAACAATATCTTCTATCTGTTCGTCTGTAGAAAAATAGCCAGCAAGTGAGTGATCTCCCCAGCTGTAGGCTTGAAAGGCAAGAGAGTATCCAGTGTTCCAAGTGGTTGAATCTCCCCCGGTAGCAGTAATAACACCATTAACATCTAGTTTTGTTGCTGGTGTAGCTGTACCAATTCCAACTCTGTGCAATGCAGCATCAGCATGAATTAATTGCGTTGCATTATTGTGACCATAAACTTTAAAGTCATAATTACCCGTACCGTTATTAAGAATAACAGACTGACTATTAACTCTTAATCTGTTAGCATTAGGACCAATCCCAAAAGAACCAGTTCCAAAAACACCTTGATAAGTTGTAGCATTACCACCGGCTCGTATATATGTACTAGTACCAGCTTTACTAGAAACAACAGTAGAATGGCCAGCACTAATAATCATATATTCCTGTCCATGAGTATGATTGCTGTGTTTCATACCAGTATATGTGTCGCCATCAGAATATGCGCAATCACCAATATGAACACCAGAACCACCAGTATCTTCTACCAGCAATCCACACACGCCATCTGAATGTACAAATCTACCCACACCGGTAACATCTAAATTGTATGCTGGAGTAGATGTTCCGATACCAACATTGCCGCTAGAAGTTATTCTAACTCTTTCTGTATTGTCTGTTCCAAGTACAATATCTTTAGCAACGCCATAGGTATTAATACCCAAATGTCCATAACTAGAGAATAAATGAAAACTACCAGCACCTAATCCCAGCAGAGTATTGAAACTTGTAAATGTACTAGGAGATTTTCCATATGAAAGAAGTCCTCCAAGCTGACTCCCCGTATCATAATGATATGTTTTAACTGTCGCTGTTGAGTCTGTACTCCGTTGGTATATATAAGGATCTGAACTGCTTATGGTAAGTTCTTCAGCAGTAATATCTCCATCAATATCGATATTGCCTGCACCATTTATATTTTTATTATTTAAACTTAAATTACCACCCAGCTGAGGATTTTGATCTTCTAATAAACTAGATATACCACTACCACCACCACCAGCACCAGTAGGTATGGCAACATCTATAGCTGTGATATGGCCATTGGAATCTAAGGTTAAATTCTGTATAAAAACATTACCAGAATTTGCACTCGTGTTAGCAGCACTAATAACAGGATGTCCTGTGAGATACGCAGCTTGTGAATGGTCTCCCCATCCATACGCAGTATTCCATTGCGTGGAATTACCACTAGTAGCAGTTATAATCCCGCTAACATCTAAGCTTCCACTAACCATAACGTTCTGACCAGATGCAGCTGTTAATATTGTATTACCATAAATATCAAAAATTATTCTTTCGTTATTCTCTTTGAAAGCTGTTTGACCAGAATCTCTACCCTGATAAAATTTGACAGGAATACCTGATTCTCTGGAGCCTATCAACACATGATTTCGCAATCCTGTTGCAGCAACGCCGCTGTTACAATACTGAAAACTAGCAACATTCCTATCATCAATATCACGAATCAGATGTCCAGCAAAACTTGTATGATCAAGAGTTCTTGATAACACTGTTCCTTCGTTACCACTAGGAGCTACAATATGAATTGCTGTAGCCGGATTAGTTGTACCTATACCAATACGATCTCCATTTTGATGGATAATACTATTAACAAGAGGGGTAACAGTATTACTAAACACAGGTAAATAATTAGCAGTTGCTCCACCATCTATAATACCAGTAACATTAATTGTTAGTGTTCCTGTAGGATCACTACCTGTACCAGAATCATAGATTAAAAGTATATGTTCTCCAGCCTGTACTTGTGTGTTTAATGCTGAGTTAACTACTCCGCTAGAAGCTTTTGCAGAGACAACTCCTGTGATATGACCAAACTCATCAAACAAAAGGTCTTGGACAAAATCATCATCAGTATTATTAACATTAGAAGCAGCATTGGTTATGGCTATATGAGTTCCACTAATTGCATAAGGTACATCATTAATTAAGAAACTAATAGGGTCCCCAGAACTAATAGTTTCTGTAAACCCTGTGATGTAACCAAGATTATTGTTTAGTAGACTTATGTTGTCTCCACTATGTAATACAACACTAAGATCACCTGTTAATGCAACCCCATCATTTCTAGATAATACTATATCTCTATTACCAGTATTATATACTATGTTATTTACGAAAGTATTAGTATCGGAAGGTAAAGCATTTATCTGTCCTTGTAGATAACCAGAAACAGAACTAAGCTCCCCTGTAGTTGCATAACCAGCATCATTTGTTAACAAACTGATATTGTCACCAGAAACCAATACATTATTAGGTACTGTAGGTATACCAGTAACAGCAACACTAGCAACGCCAGTAACATGGCCGTATTGATCAAATAGTAAGTCTTGAACAAAAGTATTATTACTATTATCAACACTTGATGTAGTAGATATTGCGGGATGGGAGTCTTTGTCTAAGATATAAACTGCACCCTGCATATTAGAATGTGATGTACATTGATAATATAAAATATTGGGAGTATCATGTTCAATTTCCCAAGTCAGTGTACCATTACTAACAGGACTACCAGTAATGCCATCTGTATAAGCAGTGCCTCCTAGTCCTGCAGTAGTCTGAAATTGAAATGGATGGGCACCCATGTTATTAACAAACTTATATGTTTTGCCTCTATATAAATATAATGTTGGATCATCAACACCACCAGATAAGCCTGGACCATTAAATCTATAATTAACACTCCCCAGACCAGGGGAAGTTAAAGTATACTCAGGTATCGAATCATAGGCAGAATCATTAGTCAGTAAACTTATATTGTCACCACTGTGCAAAACTATATCAAAATTTCCTGTTAGCTGTACTCCATCATTTCTAGTTAAAACTAAATCTCTCAATCCAGTATTATAAACTATACCACTAACAAAAGTATTAGTATCAGATGGTATTGAATCTATTCTACCTTGAAGATAACCTGAGACAGAAACAAGCTCTCCTGTGGTCGCATAGCCAGCATCATTAGTTAGGAAGCTAATATTGTCACCCAACTCCACTACTCCAGTGACATTAATAGTTAAGGTTCCTGTTGGATCGACACCGGTACCAGAGTCATAAACTAATACTATATTGTCACCAGACTGTATTTGTGTATTCAGAGCAGCGTCTACTATACCAGTGGCAGCTTCAGAAGAAAACACTCCGGTAACATGCCCATGTTGGTCAAATAATAGATTTTGAATAAAAAAATCACCATTATTGTTGCTATTTGATGCAGACAAGATATCAGGATGAGAATCCTTGTCTAACACATAGACCAAACCATTCATACTAGAGTGTGATGTACACTGATAGTATAGGATATTAGGTGTATCATGCCTGACTTCCCAAGTCATAGTAGCATTAGTTATAGGACTATTGTCAATACCACTAGTATATGCAGTACCACCTATGCCAGCACTAGTTTGAAACTGAAATGGGTGTGCTCCCATATTGTTTACAAACTTATATGTCCTACCTCTAACTAAATATAATGTAGGGTCTTGGGTAGACGGAGACAGTCCTGGACCACTAAATAAATAGTGGCTTGAACCACTAGCCCCAAGAATGTATGTTGGAATAGTATCATAGCCAATGTCATTTGTTAGAAGACTAATGTTATCCCCAGAGACCAAAACATTACTGGGAACACTTGACCCAACTCCTGTCACAGCAACGCTAGATACTCCAGTAACATGTCCATACTGATCAAAAAGTAAATTTTGAATAAAGGTATTATTGCTATTGATCTCATCAGATATAGCGGGTATAGATAAATGCTCTAAGCCTGTATAGGCAACATTAATAACCTCAGAACCGCTAGTGGTAATCTGTATATTGTGCCCACCGTCTATAACTAAAGACGAAGAGGTTAATCCATTAAGAGAAGATATCCCACTACCAACACTGAATCCTAAAAGACCACTCCAAGGAGTAATACCATCCCCTACCTTCAACACATTTGCATCAATAGCAAATCCAGGCTCTCCACTAGCAAGAGTAGGGTTAGCACTATTAAATTGACTTAATGTACCTTTTCTAAATTGTATTAAATTATTCCTAGCCATTTAGCGGTCGTCCTTATGGAGATCCACCATCTATTTTTGAACTTCTAATATAATAATTTGTTAATATAAAACTATTAATACCAGCATTGCCTGGACCAACTGAAGCACCTGAAATAAATGGGGAGTTTATATATGAACCATATAGTTTATTATCTGATGGATTATAATAAAGGTTAAGACCTGACTCTGCAACTAAAGAACTACCAGAGCCTGGTGGATTAACTAATACAATATTATAATTAGTATCTGCATTAGTGTGAGGTACATCTATGGTAGTAGCTACAGTAGCTCTACCAGATAAATTACCACTAAAAGTTGGAGCAACTAAAATATTGCCACTAGAATCATAATACAAAGATGTGTCTGATATTACAGGATTGCATCCTGTTTCATTCACATTGGTTAAAAGTAAAGAATTCTGCGTACCAGTATGATTTACATCAGCAACAAAAATATTTGTAGCACAATCTGCCGTGCCAACCAATGTTCCAGATATTGTTGTAGCACTAATAGAATCAGCAAAAAGCTGTGGGGAATATAGTCCAAAATCTGCTTCCCATCTACTTCTATGTTCTTGCCATAAGAAATTAGCAAAGCCTGTAGGTACAACGCCAGACCTAACAACCCTAATACCGCCACTAGGAACGACATCAACAATATTTAAGGTAATTAAGTTATCACCAATATTTACATTAGTACTATTAAATATAGAACTAGATCCTTGAATATTTAAATCGCCTACTACCGATAGATTGCCCCCTATTAAAACATTTTCATCACCATCATGCGTAACCACACCAGTTGTATTAATAGATAAAGCATCACTAACCGAATTATATGATAATTGGATATTATTTCCTGCAACTAAATCTGTCTCAAACTGATTTGCCACCAATCCTGTAACAGTAGGAGTAAAATCACTAATATCAGCAGCAACTAAACCAGAAACGTTAAAAGTAATAGTATCTGTTCCAGACACACCTACTATATTAATCCTGTTGCCACCAACTAAATTAAGAGTAGCTTCTCCGCTAGCCATTAAAGTCTGTGAACCACTAACGCTAACAAATCTAAATACATCATTAACGCTACCAGTACCACCACTGTTAGTCAAGCCTGTTTGTGGGATTACACAAGAATCAGAATACCACAGGCCACTAAAATTAACTTCATCTTTACCTACAACAAGTCTACACTGATCTGTAATAAAACCCAACTCACCATTAGCCAAAGTGGGGTTTGTAGACAACCATTGAGCTAGTGTCCCTCTTCTTACTTGTATTAATGTATCTCTTGGCATTGTTGTCTCCCTTTATGGTGTGCCGCAGTCAAATTCTCTACCATGTTCTATAAAATCTTCTAAACCATCAACTCTACTATGATGAATATTTCCAATAAATTCACTCGTTGACCCTGTTTGTACAGTAAGGTCGAATGTTTGATAAATCTCAACGTCTATAAAATTAGTAGTAGAACTAGTGTTCGTAGCCTCTATGTCTATAACGTTTTTACTATAATTAACATCTTCAGTATCAGAGTAATTATTGTTTATTATATCTAAAGTTTTACTGTCTGTTATACTGTCTTCCAATATCGTCTCTATGGTATCTGAAAACGATGTTTCTATACCTATAAAATTAGATACTACTGGCTCTACTTCTATAGTGAAACTCATGATGTACAAGCCAATAGGTCGTCTGATTTACTATATCTTTTATCTATACTAATATTCCCGTATAGTATTCGGAAAGTTTCGCTGCCACCACCTGAATATAATTCACTACTTTTGTCTTGTAGTTCGAAATCGTATTTAGCACTACTAAAAGTATATCCATTAGTGGTTGAAGCTGGTAGTAAAAATGTTATTTTACCATCTGTTGTAGGAGTCTCAATGAATAGCTTATATGTTGAAAAATCAGAAGTTTCTGTTGTAAAAGTCTGAGTAATATTAGTATTAGTTTTCCACACAATCCTAGCACAATAATTAGCTAAATCTATGGGACTATTATTAGAATCCTTATAGACAATAGATAATCTAAATGAAGAACCTTGCTCTATTTTGAAGTCGTATTGACTAGCTGCCATGGCTTACCTCTCAAAATTATGGGTATACTTAAAGATACACCTTATATATAAATATATAAAAAAAGGGCTGGTTTTTACGCCAGCCCCAGTTTCAACCAAATAATGATTAAGGCTTACAGAGATCCAAGGATAACTCTGCGATTATCTAAGCAAGCAAATCCTTGCTCAGCCCATCCATAGAATCCAGCTCTCTTCTGACGATGAAGTGTATCGTCTTCATAGATCTGAACGCCTTCACGAACTGGCATGATGAAGCTGTCTCTCTTGCGAAGGTCAAGACCTACAACAAGTTCACTATCTCCACTAAGTGTACCATCAAGTACATTTTCGAAGAACAGCTGATATTCTTGGCCTTCACCAAGTTCGTCTAGATCATGGAGATTCACACCGAAGACACGGTTTACTGCTCCACCACCATCATCAGCGACATAGATTTCACGACGAGTAACTTCGTCGACCTGATCAATGCCCCAGTTGCGAAGATCTTCCATAGCTTCAGGAGAAACATAAAGGTCTGTAAGTTGACCTCTGTTATTACTTGAGCTATTACCACCACCGTTACGACGCATAACAGTCTTCATAAGGCTCACAAGACGCTTTGTGAATTGACCAGTAGCAGCATCACTGTCAAAGACAACAATGTTACGGTCAACACCAGCAGCGAGAAGTGTGTGCCAGCCATCATCATTCATCTTTTTGACGAATGAAGCTTCCATAACTTCCATAGCACGACCGACAACATCCCAACGAGCATCACGAGCATACTTTAAAAGATAGTCAATGCTGGAGCCGATGTCATAAGTTGGAACCATGACATAGTCGCCTTCAACATGACGCTCTGGAATATATCCATGATTAGGAATGGTGTAAGCAACGAAATCTTTTTCGGTGCCTGGAGCAAGGAAGTCAAGTGGAAATTCTGGGCTAGCACCAGGAGCTAATTGAATTGGCTCAAAAATGCCATCAAGAACATTGCCACTGAGGACACCTTGACGAAGAGGCTGCTCAAGAGCTTTTGCAAATTCTGCATTAGCTGCAAGAGAAGTCTCTTTTTGCTGTGAACCAGATCTGACCAAAAGATCGGTCAACTCTGGAGTCGGTTGAAAAGTTTTATTACTCATATCTGACATAGTTGTTTCTCCCTTTTTTAAGCTCAAGTGATGTTGATGGATACTTTGGCATAAGACTCGGCGTCTTTGGCACTTAGCCATTGACCAACCTTAGGTGCTCCTGCAGCCTGAACTGCACTTAGTTCACCATTAGCTGCGAGATAAGCATCTGCGCCTGCTACTGGTGCGTCCGCTACACCTGTTGCGATAGTGTTGGTAGTTACCTGACCAACTCTAAGGATAGCAACCTTACTGCCAACCTGTACTTCATCCTGATGATAATTAATATGCTGTCGAGTAAGGTCATTATTGACAACATCATTAAGCAAAAGGCCAGCTGGCTTTGCTCCACTAGGACTAGTTTCGTAGTTTACAACTGCGTTACCATCATCCATAGCTACGCCTGAGCCACCTGTAACAATTGATACTACTCCACCTCTATCAATTGCAGAATTGCAGAAAAAAGAGATGTCTGTTTGAGTTTCGATACGATCTGGTTTAAGAGCCATGTTTTATTCTCCCTTAAAAATTACTTGGTTTGAAGTCTAGACTTAACAAAATCAACTAAAGCTGCACGAGTAGTTTCAACTGCGGAAACTTCTTCTTCACCTGCTACAGAAAGGCTAACTTCTTCGTCAGTCTCAACTGTTTCAAGATCAGATGCTTCTGCAATCACCTCGTCTGCCTCTTCTTCTGCTGCCTCAGTCTCTTCTGTTTCTTCAGCAACAATTTCTTCAGAAGCCTTTGGCTTCTTCTTCATGACTGCCTCTTCATCTTCTTCTTTGTCTTTCTTCTTATCTAAAGCTTCTTTAAGAGCTGGTGGCATCTTTGCCTCAGCTGTTTTAGCTGCTTCGGTGATAACAAGAGCGACAGAATCAAAAGATTCGTCATCAAGATTCTCAAATTTAGCCACTGCAGCTTCTGCTGCCTCATCATCTAAACCGGCCTCTACTAGAGATGCCCGTCTTTTTAATGCTTTTTCTTTCTTGGCCATTTCTTCTTCTTTTTCTTTGTAGCCAGCAAGAACTTCATTAACTGAGTCAAGCTGTTCTTTCAAAGAAGTTTTTTCTTCCTCAAGGGCCTTTACAAGTTCATCTTTCTCTGCAATTGAAGCTTCAAGTGCAGTGAACTTTTCAGTTTGTTCGGTCAAAGCCTCAGCAGATTCTTCCGCCTTAGTTTCCAACTCAGAAACCTTGACTTCAAGATCTGAAGCTTTACTGTATGTTGATGCGAATGCTTCAGACGTTAGAAGCGATTCTAATTTCTTATTCATCTTTTCGACGGTCTCTTCTAGATTCATAGTTTTTTTCTCCGGCTTAGAAAACGGCTTATTGTCTATTACACCCTTTTTTTCAAAATCAGTGTTTTTATCTTCTAAAAATTTATTCAACATGGTGCGACTAAAAATTATACTATCATTATTAGCAGGCTTGTCAACGAAGCCTTTACCACTAAAAGTAATATCTCTTAATACTCTACCAACAGAATAACCCTCATGTTGGCCAGTGCCACCATAAGCTCTTAGATGTTTTGTTAAATAGGCAGTATCTTCTTTTCTGGCTAAAACTTTAAATTCACCAGTAGTTTGGTTCATTAAACCATAATCAAAATTCTTAAAATAACACTCCATACTAACATATTTACTGCCTTCTTCAATTTCTCTAATTAAATTTTCTGCCCTAGCTTTAAGCTCAGGATCACTATAAGCCCTATATATTACAGAGCCTGTTAGGATATGATATTTTTCAGGTAAATCGTTTTCTAATGTTTCTACAGGAATAACCTGACCATTATCGTCTATAGGATAATTAGAAGTAATATGTCCAACAACGACACTTTCATCATGTTCCAGATTGGTTGGCTTATCTTCTGGTGTACTTTTGGCTTTCCAAACTTCTCCCCTATCAAACACATCGTCGTTTTTATTCCAAGTACTACTAACTAAAATAGACTGAACATAATATAAATCTTTATCCTCAATAGCTGCAACACTCTTAATATTATTAAAAGCAAAAGCTTTGGTATCTTCGCAAGGTTCAGCGACAGAAGCATAGGTAATACACGCTTGACTAGCCACTAATGCATCTATACCATCAGCTATTTCTTGTTTATATATTTTCATAATTTTACCTTATGTTTTGTGTAAAATTGTATACACCATGGAATAAAAAGATGCTTTCGCTTGTTTTTGATCATCTAAAGACATCGTATGCGGAAGATCTTGCTGAACAGATTTTTGCCAATCTATATAGTGTCCCATTAGTTCTAAATTTGCTTGAGTATTTATGGTATTAAATACCAACTCCACAGCATCCCTATCTATAATCGAATATGGCTTAATATTAAATAATACCTTAGATTTAACCTCTTCTAGCTCACTGGCCTCAAGATGAGATAAGCTTCTAAGATTTTTCTTTCCGTAAAAATCCAGCATAATAGGATTAACAATTTCAGATATAGCTTCTTGAGCATTTATAGCCCAAATAGATAAACTGGCCCCTGTTTGTGGAGCAAATTCTTTTTCTTTTCTTTTCTCTGCATCCTTTGAATTCATAGGTCTTCCTTCTCCTGGCTGACCAGGGGTTTTTTCTGTAACAACAGGCTTCTTAGGCTTCTGCTTCTCAAACTTATCCTTAAGCTCAAGTAAGTTTTGCTGATCGGAATCTTTATTATTTAATTCTACCCCAACCTCACTAGGAGTTAACATACCTAGCTGAACACCTAATTTCTTAATAGCACTTTCAAAATTAGCATCATGATAAGGACTAACTTTAGGAGGACTAGTTTTTCTCTTATGTTCTTTATGTTCTTGATTAACTCTTAGTTTTTCCATATCTGGATCAAGACCAAATCTAGATCGAACCATCTCATCACTAACAATATTTCTATCTGCTAGCTGTATTAATAAAGACTTCTCAGCTTCTTCATTACTGAGGTCCATTCTATCAAACTCTATTCTGGCAGGATATTTAAAGCCCATAGCTTTCTGAACAAGCTCTATCTCTTGCTGCCAAAATCTAATAAGAACATCTCTACCGTATTGTAATCTTTGTGTTAAAGTTTTTAAACTAATAAAATTATTTGTAGTTCCAGCTGCACCATAGGTTCCTGTCAATGTAGGAGGAATGCCTAGTCCAGCATATACAGCATTTAAATGAGGAGTATATTTACCTTCTCCTAAAAATTGATGTACATTGGTTTTAGATTCCAATAACTCAATATCAGGACCCCAAACCAAATCCATTGTACCTCCACCAACATTGTTGCCTAGAATTTGTGCTAGTTTAGATGTAGCAGCTTTAGTTGGAGCAATCTTATGTTCTAAATTACCCAACTTAAATATTCTAATATTAGAAATAGCACCATCTAATGCAGACATATCCGCAAGCTTTAATTTTTCAATAACCGTGATATCATCCATGATTGCATATATCATAGGATAGGCCCAAGTTTGCCAATCGTCTTTTTTATAATGATATACAGACGTCCTGTTTGCATCTAATGGATATTTCATCTTTGACTTAGCGGCTTCAATAATCTGATCTGGCAACTGTGCAACAACTTGTTTTTCTGCATCATTCTTAGGAGCATTAATTAGCTTACGCAAATTTGCTGGTAAGACAAGCTCATAACGTTTATCTTGCACAAAAGATGACAAAGGCCCAGCAGCCACATCAACATATAAGGGATTCAAAAAAGTATACTTCCAAGGAATGACTCTTTTTTCAACTTTTTCTTCTGGGCCAATGTCAAAATCAGCTTTAGCTAAGGCTTTGAACATTTTTTCGGTGGCTTTGGTTGTGAGCTTTCCTGTCTGCCTATCTACAACAACATTACCTGTTTTATAAAGATTGTTGACAAATCTTTCGCTACGATCTTTTCCGTTGCATTTTTCAAACCATCTTTTGTAGAATCTTTCTACTCTTTTGTTTCTGTGTACAATCCTAATCCCCTGAGTAGCAAAATCTCCCATCAAGTCTACAACATTTTTTACTAACCCTACACGCTGATAAATATCATCAGCTCTATACATTACATTTTTGACTTTTCTAGGTACTGCTTCATCTGGCCTAAAATAGTCATAATCGCCACGAGTTAATCCTGGTCTTCCTGATGTATTTGTGTCTAAATTAGAAAAATCAGTACGATATCTAGAATGAGCAGTAGCTTTATTATTATACCCGTCTATCAGAGTATATTCATCTAATGCTCCAGCAGAAGCTTTCATAGCTTCATTTTTACTAGCTTCATCATCTCCATAGAAGATATATGCTTCTTCAGGAGGTGTGGGACTTACGTTTTGAATGGCGTCACTTTTTGGATATTTTTTTGGCATGTTATATTATAATTCTATTGTAATGGGATTACAAGTTTCATACACCTAATCTCTGTAAATACCTGTATAAATATCGTCATTAGCTGGACCAGTAAACCATTCTGGACCTTTATACATATCTCCACTATCTTTACCTCTATGGTTTCTGGCATTTCCACCGATAACATCATAAGTAGGAGGTTTGAGAACATTTGTCATTTGTCGCGCAAGCATATTAGCGATTACTAAAGAACTATATCTATCTTTCCGCAATCTGCCCTTTTTACCCCCGTGTAACTTTACTTCTGGAGTATCCCATCTATCTCTAGCCCCAGCACTGGTGCTTGTCTGAGTCATGACAATTGTTGTTAATTCGTCTTTAAGTTGCTCTATCTCTAAAATACATTCACTAAGATTATCATATATAGGATTAAGATCACCCTCTAATATATCCTGATTTTCTCTTTCCATCGCTAGACCCAAAGAAAAATTATCAAACCTTGGGAATAATAACCTTTTGTCTTCCATATCTTTTCGTAAACCATGATTAGCCTGGGCTGTCCAATTGGCATTAGCAAACTGTACCATTTCTAAGATATGTAATCCTTGTTGAACATCTGTCTCTTTACTTTTACCATCATAATCTATAAGTGGCCATATTAAGTGTTCTCCAGACTGTAGCCGTACAGGATCATGTAAAGCCTCTTCTATAGCGATACCTCCTCCTTGAGCATCTATACCTATTCTTTCTGCTGGAAACACTTTCATTAAGTCTCTTATTTTTCTTGCGCAGAAGCCATAAAAATCATGCTCAGATATTAGACCTGTCTTCTGTCTATCCTTAAAGTTAGTTCTGTTGGTAGTCCACACATATACAACCCTATTATGATTTGGTCTTAGCTCAATAACAACAATGCAAAAATTATCTTTTTCACTAGCAGGGTCAATGCCGTAAACATATTTTGCTCCAGGATTTCCTTTAGTAACAGGATCAAATATAATAACATTCTCGTCTTGATCCAGGATAGACTTTTTGTCATCAACCACACAGCTTTCTACTAGACTTCTCTTAAAGAATCCTTCACTATCTTCTACAAATACTGCGGCATATTCCATTTGATATGTGCCATTATGGATAGTAGCTTTTGCTCTACTGATTTGTTTATCATCCATAAAGCCTTTAGGTATTAACTCATAGGGGATACGGATAACACTATAATCTCTCCAGTTAAAGTTGTCTGGAACCTCTTCACCAAAAACATCCTGAAGTTTATTGTGGTCACCCTTACTTTCTATAATACCTTTATATCTTTTCCAGTATTGTGCAAAGTGTTTGAAAGCATAGTCAGCAGTTCCACTTATTATAGCTTGATTTCCCATTTTCTTAGTAAGTACTTCTAATTCATCTGTCCAAACACCAAGATCTTTCATAGCCTGTTTTTTAGCTTCTTCTTTTACATTCTCAATAGGGCTTGCACTAACAGCAGCAAAACCAGCAACAACAGTTTCATATATTTCAGGAGATATAGAAGCAAATTCATCAGCAATAATGATATGTGCCCTTAGACCTCTGATTTTAGAACCATCTCCCATAGGGATAGCAATAGTCCAGCTGTCGCCTAATCGGAGTGTACATCGATCAACATCTTTTCTGGGTCCGTCGTCATTACCACTAAAAATACTTCTTAAGACAGGACTATTGCGCCAAATAGTTTCCATATATTCAAAAAGAATTTTACTCTGTCTAAAGGCAGCACCCACAACAACAATTTTGGTTCCAGGCACAAAGGTGCATTTCAGTATACAATAAAGACTCATAAGAAAAGACTTTCCAAAACCACGACTTGCTATGAACATTGGAAAAGGTCGTACCCAGAACTCTTGCAGTATTGCCACCTGTATCGGATGCAGCTCTATGTTGAATAGAAGTTTACAGGTGGTAGCAAGATACTTTGGGTCTCTTAATATTTTTAGTAAATGGTAGTCTGGATGTTCTATATCATATTTAGACCTACCAATCATGGGATTGTTTGGTGTTGCTATTTTAGATAAGTCACCTAAGCCTAACCAAGCATCTTCTAAATTATTGTTTTCGTTCATTCGAATAAACCTTATACATGATTGTTTCAGCAAACTTAGATGCTGTATAGGAGGATTCACAAAACAGCACATGAATATCATGTAATATAGATAACTCTATAAGTTTCTTAATTAAAAACTTAGGACTTATTCTTGTTTTGTTCAGCATATGTTTTGGGATCCCAGAGTTTTTAGGAAACAGATAAACGTCTGATAGAGAAAATTCTAACAAAAGAAACTTATATTTAAACTTCGACATTCTCTCTGTCCAATCGTCATACCTTTTCTCCACAATGTTTTTGGCAAACTCTGATGTGTTCTGCTTCCTTTCAATACAAAGTATATCTTCTAGACCCTCTACAGAATAATCTCCTGTGTCTAGCTTTTGTACCGCTGTGGTGTGACCAGGAAACTCCCAAGGTTTTTGTTCCCTAGTATCTATGATAATCTTAAGTTGATCCATATTTCTTTAATAATCTACGGGACTTTTTGATTGCTCTTTTGACAATTAACTTTGCAACAGGCTTTACAAAAGGTAGTTTTCTTTTTGATGCTTCTTCTGATAACCAAGTTAATATTTCTTCCATGTTGTTTTCACACCAATCGTTTCCTTCAACATTCATTCGAACGGCGCGTTTTTTACAACTACACGTAGGAGAACTCTTAATTCCTACAGCTTCTAACATGCCTGAAAGAATGGTTCCTGGACCATGAGGATCACTATCTAAAGTGCGTGGCATATGTGCTTGTAAAAATAATTCTGGATGTTTACCAAGCACTTCTTCAAATCTCTGTTGCAATCCTTCTAGTGTGCCTCCATCTGCTTTCCACTTAACATAATCGTCTTCTTTGTACAATAAAATAGGAGTGTCTACCTCTTTTATAATAGCAAAAACTATTTTGCCTTGTTCATAATCTTGAAAAAATACAGCTAATTCATCTAAATGAAAGGTAGCAGGTTCGACAATCAGCTCTTTTTTAGTAACTGGATGAACCTTAATATTCCTGTATCTATGTAATGTTACTGCATTTTTTAACTTGCATATATATGGCTGTTTCATATTAAGCATCATCTTCTCCTATTACTAACTATTTTAAAAAAAGTTTCTGCATACGCATCTTCGTTATCCTTAATAAACGAATGATGTTTTCTGCATAATGTTATACCGTTATTGGGATGAAAACGTAACCCTGGAAAATCACTCCACCTTTTTATATGATGTACTTGTAATTGTTTCTTCATATTACATCCTGGCCACTGACATGTATGATTGTCTAATTTTTTGACCTGTTTTCTCCATTGTTTATATTGTGGATCTTTATAATTTCTATACATCATCTGGTGTTAAAAAGGGTTTATCTACAATATCATTTGCATAAGTGTGGTATTCTGTTAATTTTTCTCTGCTTTTTTTCGTAGCCATGTTTAATATTTCCATCTGCCTACCTTCTTTTTCTCTTATCTCTTCGTCTTCCAACATTCTGATAAGGCCTACCCACGATGATTTACCGTCTTCAATACGTTTGATACGCTGTTCACGGGTCGCTTTTAAATCTTTGCTAATCTTCTGCTGTTCATTTAAAAGTTTGGTATACTCGTTCGTATAGGAGCTAATACTATTTCTTGCAAAACTTAATTGAGTTTCTAAATTAGTAAGTTTCGCCGTGTCCCTATCTTCTTCTGCCAAGCTGTATTCAAAGTCTACTTGCTTCTGTAGCTTCTCTGTATCTGCTATATGTCTTTTACGTTCTTTCATTGAACGATTGATTAAAATGTCAATAGTGATAAACTGTTTAATTTGTAATTCTTCTGCAGGAAGTACGTCCTCACGAAATTGTTTTACTAAATTAATCCATGTATTTTCAAAATATTCTAATTCTCCGCTTTCAGCATCAAATTGTCTGGTTATTTCATTCCAAAAGCTTTTACTGTGTAGTTTATTTTTAAGGGTGTCATAGCCTTCAGGATCATTCATATACTCCAATTTAGATTCAGATATATATCTTTTGATTGGTGCAGGAGTACGGTTTAAGTGGGTGGCAATTTGTTTAATATCTAATTTATTAAAATTATCTCTTATATACTCTTCTTCATCTAGAGATAGCTGTCCACGCTTCTTAGGTATCTTGTTCATTTTCGTAGTGTTGTGTTAGGATAGTTTGGATTATACTAATAACTTTCTTCTGGTCGTTTTTGGTAATTTTATCTCCATGTCGTAATTTTAAATATAGGTCACGATATTGGGTAGGCATTTTAATATCTATTATATTTAAAACCTCAGTATTGTCAACTATATCTTCTACATCTAAGGATTTACTATGACTAGGAGTGTTCTCTATGTCCACAGGTTTCATTATGTTTTTCTTGGCATTGTTCCTTATGTACCATGTGTTGTAAAGTTCACAATCGTTTCTATTACTAAACTCTGTACACATGCTCTGGCTTTTTTTACAATGTTGATCGAAAAAAGGACAGGTATTGCAGGGAACATCTGGTCTCTGATAATGATCTCTTTTATAATTAAATAATCTGTTTCTTACATGCGTCCATAAGAAGTTTTCTAATGGTCTGCTGGAGTCGTAGCGTTTTAAGCCTTCTATAGCAAATATAGCGGCTTGTTGTTTCATATCTTCAAAAGTATGATATCCAAATTTAAATTTATTACCTAGTCGTCTGCTTATATTGTCTAATACTTCTAAAAATTCTGTTTCGCTTACATTATTCGGTAGTGTGTTTTTCTTCTTCCTGATCTTCTTTTTGTTCATCTAGTAGCTCGTTGATGCACTTTCCTTGAGATTTTTCCAGGTCATCTGAAACATCCAAACTGGCACAAGCTTTTACATTTAATGTAGAGTCAATTGGTTTACTCATTTTTGCTCCTTGCAAAAAACGGTGTATCTAGTATTATAGTATTAAGATATACACATTTGTCAATAAGGATCTACTAAAATGGCTAACTATAAGAGATGGAGTAATGCAGAGAAGGAATTCATTAGGGATAATTGCGGGACTTCTAGTGATAAAGAAATAGCTATAAGGATGGGGGAAATTAGTGGAGAGAAAATAACGTCGGATATGATAAGACAACAGAGACGAAAGATGCAAGTGATTAAAAAGAAAGGAAGACCCAAGAAGAAGGATACTATTAACTAATTATATAAAACGGTTAATTTAATATAGGGGGTCGGATTGTGTCTATACCACCCCCGCTTATTGAGACTGAATCTCAATAACGAAAGCAAAATGAAAAAACCCCACCCATTCTCAAAATGATACACGATATGGGGTGTGTTGCAAAATGCAATGCAAAATGCTACACTATTTGCAAAATGCAAATCATGTCTTAAAATGAGAATCACAATATACCTATAAAATAAGTATAAAAAAGTTTTTTAGTTTTGGCACGCTACTTGCATATATATATTACCAATAAAGAAAACTTTTTAACCCTTTAAGGAATTACAATTATGAGTAACAATTTTGAAATCGTTTACAGTTCTGACTGCTGTGGTGCTTCGGTTCACTCCGATGCCGATATTTGCCCCACATGCTACGAACATTGTGAGGTTATCGAAGATCGTACCGATTATGAGGATTCGGAGTCGGTACATTTTCAGGCTAGTCTGGATTTTTACGGGGCGGGCTAATGCTCCCCTTGCGATCTGTCGATAATTATATTAGACTCGGATTATTCACCACCACTTAGGACACCACATTATGAGACGCAAAAAACCAATTCCTGCAAGTCTGCGACTGCAAGTGATCGACCGTGACAATGGCCGTTGCCGTGCATGTGGTATCGGTGACCGTGACGCCCTGCAAGCCGACCACATTGTGCCAGAGTCGAAGGGTGGCGAAACAAGTCTCGACAATCTGCAAGCCCTGTGCGGCGTGTGCAATAATCGCAAACAAAATACCGTAGTCGAATTGACAATCCGTCCTAGTGTCGATGGATTCGGTGACTATGCCGAAATCATGCAGGCTAGAACAGACTTCTTAGAAACACTTGCCAACGTCAGGCAGTCGGAGATTGTCAGGCTCACAGCAATCGTAAAGGCATGGCGTCAGGCCAACGTCAGGGGTTGCATCATCCGTAACCGTCTGGAGAAAATGGTTGACAAGCGTAAGGTAGAAGGTATACTAAAGGCAAGCCGATAAGGAGGCATCATGAAAGAGTCAGATCAAGAATTGTTGTTGATTGTTATCGTATGTTGTGTTATTGTTGTGTCGGTGTTCTATAGCTACACACCAATTTGTTAAGGAGTCAAGATGTTTACAGAGCAAGAAAAAATGGAAATGATTGTCGAGGGAATACAGAATGGTGATGTATTCATGAGGGATGGTATAGCAGTCGATGAGTACGGTGACCCTATATTTGAGGAGGACGCAAATGCCCAGAACTAAAGTAAACACACTGAGACTAAATGAGGTACGATTCCTGGCAGACGTTCACAATAAGGAAGGTCGATATGTTAAACGCTACTATTTCAGCAACGGACTTGGAGCTAGTGTCGTCTGTCATGATGGTAGCTATGGTGGTCATGCAGGGTATTTTGAGTTGGCGATTCTAAAGTATCCTCATGGTACAGACCCAGAGATCACCAGCAATATCATTTATGACACACAGATCAATAAAGACCTTGGCTGTGTTGACGTTCACGGGTGGCTTGACTTCGGTGAAGTACACGTTATGCTACAGAGGATTAGAAACTATAACACAGGAGACTATTGTTACAATGGCTGATACTGAAACACTTATGCGGCAGTACCCTATCCTATCGGCTGCCTGGGATGAATGCACTAAGATATGGTTGGGT